TGTACTTGGGAACGTAATTGTAAATGTTCCGTTTGAACAAGATTTTGTTCCACCAAAATCTAAAACAACAACTAACTTATCACTCGCTGAATTATTATATATAACTGCATAAGCTGCACCAAAAGTTGCAGATGTAAACTGTGTTTGTGCAAAAGTTAAAGTTGCAACATTTGTTTGGTTAGCAACAACCGGACTGGTTAAAGTATTTCCACCAGTTGTATAACCAGCTCCACTAACTTCATTTGCTACTCCAGAGGAATATGCTGTGCTTGAAGTTGAGTAAGGAGCGCCTGATCCAGCAGTGTACAAAGCTAGTTTAATAGTGTTAGTTGTGAAATTATGTGCTCCTTTCAACAACTCTTGTGCGAATGAAAAAGGTACTACATTTGCCATTTTTATTTTCTCCTATTTATTTTCCATAACTTGATGGTGGTTTGACATTAAGTTGAGCCCGAACTTCACCATCTTGATATTCGTCTCTGCGTCTGTTCCCAATTTGCTCGAGAGCGTACGTTTCTAGAGCTTGACTATATTCGCCCTGATAGTATTGTAACATATCCTGCGGACCTTTCAAGTATCCATATGCATTTACCAAACACGCGTATAAAAGCAAGTCTGAATACTTATTTGATAAATAAGTTCCTGTAATAGAAGGAGGAGAAGGAGGATTTGACTCTGTATCTGTTATTGTATCTGGTTCTTTATCATAGGCTAATGTAATTTCATAAGTTTTATCAGGAGTGGGGGCTACCATCCAAAATTCTTCGTCCCAATTTGCATAATATTTAGGAATATCTACAGAATTTGTACTTGGTGTAGAATAATATTCTGCCATAAAACTTGTATCTCTCTGTTCTAAATAGTGTTGATTTCCTGCTGAATCTTTTAATTGAACATATCTTATAAATCTTAAATTAGAAGGAATAGTTACATATCTATTATTAATAATTAAATTTGATGTAGCGTAAAATACACTTTGATCAGTATCAATTGCTCTGTGTATTTTTAATTCTGCATTTATAATCAATCTTTTCAACACAGTGTCAGATAGAACATTACTACTCACTTCTGTATAGTTTCTAATATCTGTTTGTAAATTTGCTAAAGTGTATGCCATTATCCGTTTACAACTCCTAATGTTACTGGTCCTGCAGAACAATTTGCTCCACCACCTGATATACCACCTGATGTAGCATTACTAGTGCTGGTTATGTGAAAATAATTTATTGGTTGTGTTAAAGAGTCTGTCGTTGTAGCTCCTGTAACATTACCTGCAGAATCTATTTGTCCAAGTGCGATTGTAAAACCAGATGTGTTGTTTAAATCACTAACATTATCAAATGTAGGAATGGTTGCAAATTGTTGTAAATTTTTTATATCATCAGCATCAGCTCCACCTGGACCTGCAGCTGTTACAACAGGTGCTCCTCTAAATCTTACAATAGAGCCTGCAGCTCGTTGGTGGTCTTTTGAAAAAACATTTACATAAGTTGTTCCACTATAAATAACAGTTGTAAAAGGATTGTTACTTAAAAGAATTAAACTTGTTTTAGATGCAGGTTGCGGTCTTGGATTATATAAAGCTTGTGGATCAGAACCAACTGGTTTTGGTTGTAGTTGCGGCTGTTTTGATTCATATTCTGAAGTATGAACTAAAAATCCATTCCATTCTCTAACCATTTCATCATACGGAAATGCCATACCTGATCTATCAGAAATAGCTAAAGCGTATTTTCCTGATGCGTACTTACCCATTATACTCCATCTCCATAAAATGTTTGTGGTGAAATGAAAGTAGATGTACCCTGATTGTCTGCATCAAGAGCTCTTAATAATTCACTTTCATATCTACGTTCTAATTCTTGACTCATGTCTGGTGAATATTTTTGACTTAGATAATATGCAAGACCAGACATCATACAAGGGTAGAATCTGTTAACCACGTCAGATGTATTGGTGTAAGCTCCTACATCTTGAATTTTAGATAAATAATAAAAACAAAATTGAAAATTAGTTGGTGTTGTTGAACTTGATACACTTGAACTTGGTGTTGTGTATAAAAATATACTTGGATTAATTTTTCTCTCCACGTAATATTGTGATGGCGTACCTTTAGCTAATTTATTAGGTGTTTGTGAATATTGAGATCTATCAATTTTTGTAAGTGCAATGTCTTCAGGAGAGGTAGTTACGCTGTTATCTCTATAATAAGCTTCTAATACTGAGTCTATATCTTGTGGAAAATTTTCTGAATCAGATGCAAAATTATATTCTGCTTGTCCTTCTACCAAGGGAACTTTAGCTAATTTTACTTTCCATAGATGAATACCTCTATTGCCCCATTCTTGAAATAATATATTTAAAGATCTTCTTGCAGATTTTAATTGATAACCAGTTCTTGCACCTCTAACTCCGGTTCTCTCAAATGCTTCTTCTATGATGTCATCTATCTGTGGATTAAATGCAGTCTCTTCGGATGTAGGTGAGACGGTCTGAGCAACATTACCCATACCGCTGTGGTTAATACAATAATAAAATAACAAAGGCGCGCCTGTCGTTCTAACAGGTGCAACATTTATAGTTGTTTTACCATCAGTGCCCGGACTTCCGGTTACAGTTACACCGGTAGTGTATTCAACACCTCCGCCCCATGTTCCATTATCTGTTGTAGAAAAAGCAAGACGGTGTGTATCGTTTGTTGAATCAGACTGATCAAATATGTAAGTGTTTCCTTCTTGTAGGTATAGGACAACATTAGCCTCTCCATTAAGGTAATATTTATTACCTGTTCCATATTTGTTGGTCCCCGTTGCTACGGTTACTTTGTAAGTTATTGTAGCCACACTTTACTCCTATCCAAACAGAAATGTTACTTTGTCAACGTTAGTTAAAGTAGCATGTAGATCTGTTTCAAATCTAATTCCATCACCTGGAATTTCAATCTGATAAGTAGTTTCTTGTCCAGCAGTTGAAGCACCTAGTGGTGTATCAAACACCGCTTTTGATGTTCCAGCTGCTCCACCATCTTTTAGTTCGATTGATCCTTGTGTTGTATCAGAAACAAAATAGATTCCTAAAAGTCTAGCGGGTCCAGCAAAAACAGTTCCAGTGGAAGTTAATCTTTTAGCCTGTACATTTGAAACATATGTTCCCATTTTTTCTCCTTAAAATTTATGTGTGGGCCGAAGCCCACACTAAATTAATTATTATGCGTTGTTTATATTTTGAATATATTCAACTGTAATATTACCAACACCACTTGTTCCAGCACTGAAATCAATAAAGATTGGTAAATCACTTGATCCAATGTCAACCCAAGTATCAGCGTCTGTGATAGTTCCAGCTGAACCAAATTTAATAACGTTAGCTGCTGTTCCAGCTGCTAATGCTGTAAATAATTCAGTTGATGCAGAACTTGTACCAACACTTATGTTAGCTGCATCACAGGCAGTTGTAATGTAAATTCTTACTTCAACAATTTGTGAATTTGCAGGGATTACAATTCCAGTATCGGCTGCAGTTGTAGATTGTGTCCAAGATGCAGTTTGTGCCATCTTAACGAATCCAACGTTTTTAACGTTATCACCGACAGTTGTACCAGTTGTGTTTGCTATCGTTCCCGCTTTAATCGGTCCCGAAAATGTAGTTGATGCCATAATTATATCCTCCTAGTTTTCCGAATACTGTCTCTAGGCCGTCGACTATACGCGTCAGTATTCTAATTAATTGTATAGTGTGTCTTTTATACAATACATTTTAGTAGAGCGCAAGAGAGCCTGTAATGTAAATGAAGTTTTTACGATGTAGCTTTTTATTAAGTAGCTACTGAAACTTGTGGTGCAGATTCTTCGATCTTATTTTGCATGTGCTCTTTTTTAGCTTCTGCAAGTTTTATATGGCTAATTACTTCTCTAACTTTTCTGTCAATCTTAACCATATTTAGAGTGTATCTACCCTCTTTAAGATGCTCCTGCTCCCATTCTAGGTCTAGACCCTTCTTCTTTGTGTAAAGGTTCTGTAGATGTTGCATCATCTCCTCCATTAATAACCTCCTCATAGGTTATTCGGTTAACTCTTGGATCATTCATTTCTCCAAGATATTCCCATTTTATATCACCTTTTCCCAATTTGTCAATAATTGCATTTTCAATGTCTAATGGGCCATTTTCGGAGGTAATTGTTAGCTCCATTTTATAATTATACGCGTAGATTTTGACTAGGAAATTTTTCATATTCACACCTTATATACGAAAAAGGGGCCGTTTAAAAGCGGCCCCTTTAAATTATTATTACGTTGCGTTTGATCCGAAGATACCTCTAGGGTCAGAGAATCCGAATACGTATCTCTCTCTAGCTTTGTATCTTACATTACCAGTATCAAAGTCACCTTCCATTGAAGTTTTGATAGG